GTTTTAGGTGGGCCAATGGTAGAAAATACATACGGAAATAATATCAAGTGTTCTGGGCCACAAATGACAGTAAGCCCATTTGTTACCACTTCGTTTAACCAAAAGCGACCACAGGACTACATTTACCATACACCCGTCTACGATCCAACAGACACAAATGATGATGGAGTGCCCGATAATCCAGGAAATATACTTTACTATCAAGAAAACTATAGTGGTAATAAAGATTCTTTAGGATTGAACTTTGGATTTGCACTTACTTTCAATATTCCGCTAGACAACAGATTTCAAGATTCTTGTTTAGATGCAGCCAACACACAAATAAATTTACAGAAGCAAGAACTAAATGCAAAGTTGCTTAACTATGAAATAGCCAGATTGAAAAATTGTGGAGAGCTAATGTTGAAGGGAATTTATTTCGATCCTAAAAGCAATTTTGCAAAATTATGCGAAGGGGTAGTTGTCCAACCACCTCCAAATCAAGTTATCCCACATACTCACAAATTTAAGTAGACAAGTCACGGGTATTAAACTTATCTACGGATAATTATTCTACCTTATCTTTCTTAGGTTTGCTTAAACGCTTAAAAGCCTGTCGTACTAAGGGTTTTACGAGATTAAGTAATAATGGAGTAGTGGCAGCAACGCTAGCAATGAGAGCAGTGCTAACAAGCTGTGGAGGATTCGGTATGTATTGCTCGATGAATTTAGTACTTTCATACAAGGTTATACATTCAGTACCATCTTCGCTTCTTTCATGCCCGATGACACGTTCCAGTTTAAATTCGTTACGATAATCTCCAACTCTTTGATCTTTTTTGCCAGGGCAAGCAACAAAAAGTGGATCATCTTTTTTCTTTTTTGGTTCGTATTTTGGAGGTTCTACAGTAGGTTGGACAAATTCTTGTTCCTGATTTTGGGGGGTTTCTGATTGCGTATATACAAATTCGTTGGGGTTGTACTGTAAAGGTTCAAAACTAGGAATACTGAAATTACCACATTCTGTATATGTGCCATATTCATCTTTATCACTATCTATAAGACTTGTTAGATTATTTCTATGTACTCTTACACAACCAGGAATATCAACTATAGGTTTACTTATATTATTTAATGTTTGTATATCAGTTTTCCAAACGGGTATTTCGTGTATTTCAATCTTTCTTATGTCAAAACGTGGTATTTCAATCGTAGGCATCTCTTCGTTTATAGACCTCTACATACGAATCACATTTAGGGCAAGAGAAATTGCTTACCATTGAGTATTCTTGATATAAAACAGGTTGAAAATCCTCTTCTATATCTGCATCAGCACCCCAGATAAGTTCAGTTTTACAGTGCCAGCAATTCATTTTATTATCGGCATAGATGGGCCTGTCATTTTAGGTAGACCTTGATCTAATAACTTAGGCATCATACCTTGTACATTACCGAGAATCTCATTCATTATCTTCGACTTAAACTGCTCTGATGTGAAGTATTTATAAGCAAAATACGTTCCACCACTCATGGAGGCTACCATAATAAAAGAGATGATACTCAAAACATTAGCTATTTTTTGAAACATGATTAAAGAGGCATTAATAAAGGCTTTAGCACCTATTTCTTTGATGGTGCTTTTCCTGATTGTTGGTTTAGCTCCACTGTACCTGTTGGCTGGGATTCTTGTTCGATCTTCCTCAGTAACATCTCCTTCGCCTGTATCCCGCCCTCAATCATTAAAATAGTTTTTGTTTCTTCTTCTAATACTTTTTGTGCTTGATTTCTAGTTTCAACGTGTTTTGCTAGTTCTTCTTTCCATTGAACTAACTGTTTTTCAATAATAGCTTTCATAAATCAAACGATAGTAAGAGTTTCTCCTGATCCAACAGTGACAGTAGCACCGCTATCTATAGTAATAGGACCAGCAGCCATAGCATTTTTGCCGTTAGTAATAGTATAGTCAGTAGTTACATTCTGACCATTTTCGTAAAAAATTTCATCAGATCCACCACCTGTAGCTCCAGCCGATATTCCTGTTAGATTCGATCCATCAACAGCAGGAAGTGTAGAAGGAAAACGTGCGTCAGGTAATGTTCCAGAATTTAAATTTGAAGCATTACCAGCAGTAAAACCGCCAGATGTTCCAGTTGTATTTTGGTTTCCAGCAGTATTTACACCAGGGAGATTTATGTTTGCTGTTCCGTCAAACGATACTCCACCAATGTTTCGTGCAGTTTCAAGAGCCGTTGCAGTTGCAGCATTTCCCGTAGTGTCCTGATTTAACGTGCCAACAACAAAATCTATAGTGCCATCGCCATCTTGGTACGTTACTGTTATGCCTGTTTCGGTATTGCCTGTAAGCATACCTCCAACAATATCTTGGACTTGCTCATTGGTTAGGGTTGCGGTTATGAACCCTGCTCCATTTGTTAATTGGTTTGTGTTGGTTACATTTGTAGCACCATCAGCTACATTAAGCATTGTCCGTAGATTTGCTGGTGTTATTTCTTCAATAACACCTGCACCACTTGAATCTCTACCTAATATTCTGTTTGTTGCTGATACATTTTGAATTTTTGCATAAGTTACAGCATCATCATTAATATTTGCAGTTGCTACGGCTACGCCTGACGGTAAAGTACCGCTTGCAATTGAACTTGTAGCAATATTATCGGTTCCAAATCTACCTGTTGGTATAGTTCCAGTTGTTAGCTGAGTTGCATTAAGGTCTGTAAGATTTCCACCTCCTGCTGCTGGTAATGTAGACGGAAATCTTGCATCAGGTATAGTTCCCTCACCAAGATCGTTAGCATCAAGTGAGGCATATTCAGCTTGACCTATCGCAGTTGAACCCGAACCAGAAATACTTTTTATTTTTAAATATTTATCAGCAGCAATTTGATTATCTGGAAAAATTAATGTGTAAGATTGTCCTGCACTATGAGCAGGGGAAGCTAATTTTATTCCATGACTTTGTGCAGAACAGTTTAGTTGTAACTTGCCATCATTACCTCCAGCACCTCTGACTTCAACAACTCCAGTACCATTTGGCTCGATTTTTACATTACCATTGCTAGTTGCCGTAGTTATCTTGCTTGATTGAACATCTAAATCACCTCCAAGTTGAGGAGAAGTATCACTGACAACATCAGCTATGTAACCAGCACCATTAGTAATAGCATTGTTATTAAGTGAGATATTTCCCGACCCATCAAAACTTACTCCAGCTATTGTTCTTGCTGTAGTTAAAGTATCTGCTGATCCAGCGACTACACCAACAGCAGAACCTCCATCATTTTTACTGAATAGCTTACAATTACTGGTTCGTATAGCTAATTCGCCAACAGAAAGATCACTAGCACTTGGGTCGCTACCACTTGCTCTTTTTAATTTAATTGTGTTTGCCATTGTTCGACCTCCTGATGGTTAAATTTAGTATGTTCCTCCATCTATATCAAAACTAGAGGCACTTTCATCTTCTAAAAATGTAACCAGATCAGATAATGCAACTTGTTTCATTGTTCCAGCATCGTTCATTACTAGACGATCTGCTGCTGCCAAAGTAGTAGATGTTGCAGCAGTATCACCATCTATGATGTTCAGTTCAGAAGTCGATACTGTCGCTCCATCGAGAATAGCCACTTCGGTCGAAGTTAAGGCAGCTAAAGCAGCAGAGGCTCCAGATTGACAACCAGATAGATTAGCCAAGTCTGCATCATACGCTTGAACATTAGTTCCGATAGCAAGTCCTAAAGCTGTTCTAGCTGCACTTGCACTTGTAGCCCCCGTTCCACCGTCAGAAATTGCTAAAGTGCCTGTTATAGAACTAGCAGCTAAATCAACAGCTAATTCGGTTGATTCAATAACTAAACCACCATTGGCCTTAAGATCAACACTTAATTCATTTCCAGATTTATCTAATCCATCTCCAGCAGTTACGTTTCCACTTGAAGAAAATGTACTGAATGATAAATTATTTGTTCCTACAACAGCAGATCCTTTATTACTTGTACAAACAAAACCAATATCAGCATTGGTTGATCCTTGCTCTACAAAGGTAAACGCACCAGCAGCATCAGCACCCGTAGTTAAGTCGTCAGCCCTGGCTGGCGTATCTCCTACAACATAGATACCATTTTGTGTGGCTGTGCTCTGATCTTTAACAAGAACTCTGTCTCCATTTGCAAGAGTTACTCCATCTATTGAATCGCCACTATTAAGAGCAGTTGCAATAGTGATGTTTGCTGTTGTAGCTGCAACACAACTTCCTTTTACATCTAATCCCTCACTAACAGAATCTACATATCCTTTTGTTGCAAAATGAGCATCGGCAGTGGGTGTAACTCCAGAAACAGTGCTTGTTGCACTTGCTAATTGGTCAAGTCTATTTGTTCTTACTTGTGTATCGAAATCAGACACCTTCGCTGAAGTTAGCGTTGGAATATCTGCGACAACGAGCGACCTAAATGTTGGTGCAGCGTCACTACCTGTTGTTGGTCCTGATAATACTAAATTGGCTCCTCTTACTGTTGCTTTATCAAAAAATGCTCCCTTACCACCAATAGCAATAATACTTGTAGCGGAACCTCCCGATCCCCCTGTACCCGTACCATAGACTAAAACTTCATCGCCTTCTCGAAAGGCAACTTCAGCATTTTCTAATGACGTTGGGTTTGATGATCCTGTTGATCTTTTTATTCTGATCGTGTTAGCCATTAGAAGTTACCTCCATCTACGAGTGTAAGTTTAGTTGTTGTGGTATCTGCCTTAAAGTTACCAGATGTGGAGTCATAATACAGTATTGATCCATCAACTTTTGCAGAAACGTCAAAAGTTAGACCACTAATAGATCCTGATGGACCTTGTGGCCCTTGTGTTGTGATCTCAACTGTAGTTACGTCAGAAATTTGACTTACAGTTACAGAATTAGGACTGCTCATGCTGTGTAACCCTCACTTATAAATAGTTTACCCTCTAAATAATAGTTTTTGCTACCACCAGGTTCTGTTAATAATACGTCATAAAACAAAATACTTGGAGTAAAAGTAGCTGTCTGTGTATCTGTAAGAGAAATATCTACAATCCCACCCGTTCTATTGGTGTAAGCTACTGTCCAATCTGCATATTTTGTGGAACGTGATTCATCATAAACTTGTGCAGCTACAGTATATCCAGTTAAATTTATTGCCGATCCAGTTGAATCTTTAAATGTGAGTCTAATGGGAAAGTCTGCTCTCCTATCAACAGTAAAATTCTTTTTTCCTGGAATTATTGCCATTACGTTGTTACTTCAAAAGCTGTTATTGTAGAAATGGTTTGTGCATATCTTTCATTAATTTGTTGTGCAGTTGCATTAAAATATGCAGTTCCACTTGATGAATGTCTTTGCCCATAAAGTGCATAGGTTGTGGCACTTGTAGTAGCAGGGCTATCTAAATAACTAAAACTTGTTGAAGTACCCTCCCAATAATTTGCAAATTTATGGTAAGAAGCACATCTTACAGGGTCAGAACTTCCAGCCGTTCCATCTCCCTTTGCACCCGAAATTTGTGAGCCTCCTTTATACAGTTGCCAAAATACTGGATAAGCAGAATTGTAAACACCTGATGCACCTATTTGAACCATTATCAAAACTTTACTTGCACTGCTTGATGGGGTTATTGATACAGTCATTCCTGTAATTGCAACATCACCAGTTGTTCCCCATGTAAATACGTCACTTTTTATTGTAGAAGCACATTGAATAATTCCACCATTAGCACCACTTGGCAGCCCACCGACAGGAACGATTGAATTGACTTTAAGTTGGCTCATGTTGTTGCAACCTCCATAACTGTTAACCAACTAGCTCCTCTTTCATAAGTTGCTGAATCATTGTCATTTACAGTCCTATTTAAGTAAAAAGTCCAAGAAGGTGAACCACCTGTACTCTTTACATTTATTCTGTAAGTTATAGCAGTTCCAGCAGCTACGTTTGGACTATCTACGATTGAAGAAAAATTCGTAGCACTCGGTGTAGATTCATTTTCACTACTAAAATATGCTAAAGTTAAATTTCTCGTTACTCTATCTCGATTACCGATAGAACCAGTTCCACTGGCAAAATAAGTTTCAGTACCTCCTACAACTCGTGCTAATTCATAAGCAAAATCATTATCTTGCCCATTAATTTCCGCAAAAACTTGTGCAGAAAAAATAAATTTTGAATTAGCCTGCGTTGAAGTTATGGCTGTATCTAAAGCACTTACAGCAAAATTTGTATTAGCAGAACTTATTGTGAAAGAAGAAGTAGTAGTTACATTAGTGTTTTTAACCTGTAATAACCTAGAAAAAGTACTTCCGTCAGCTTCTTGAATTTCGTTAACTCTTAATGTACTCATGGCTTAGGATTAGCGTCTTTAACAGCTTTTATGTGAGTTGCCCAAGTGCCAGTGGTATCAAACTTACCTGCTACTAAGTCTTTGTAGATCATGTCTAGCTGATTACCATAAGAGTCATACGTTGTAGAACCGTTGGTTGTTCTGTCTGTTTGATATTTTATTGCAGCAGCTTCAGCATCTAAAGTAGCTCTTGCAGCATCTACAAGAGATTGATCTAAAGTTACAGAATTACCGCTTGCATCAAAAGCACCAGCACCATCATCAATAGAAACTACCGTTCCAGCGTATGCTTTGTAAATTGCTTCGTGATCTAAGGCCATAGTCGGTTTTTAATTAAATTATACATGGAAGTTATCCTCCTGACACCTCCGTAACAGTAAGTGTTGATGCTTGTAAACCATCATAATGAGTTTCTGTTTGCTCACTTCCTGATCTATTTAAATAAACTGTTGAACCAGAGCTATGACCTTTCCCTTCTAAATGATATGTAATTTTATTGCCTACAGAATAACTAGGAGAATCTAAAAAAGTAAAATGTGCTTGATGTATAGCATGGGTTTTCATTGCACTTTGGTCAAAACGAATTTGTCTTGAAACTCTTGGTCTACTTCCGCTTGCATCACCTAAAAAAGGATATGCAGCATTAGAGTCGTTTATTTCTCTTACTAATCTTACTGACACCATAACTGCCTGATTACCACCCATTGCTCCACTAAATTCAACTAACAATTTACTGTTTGCTGCTTTTGGTGTAATGTTTACCTCCCATATAGAACCAGCACCAGTTTCATCTGTGCCAGCAATATTAGAAAAAGAAGTACCTGTCCAACTTGCTGTATCACTTTTGACGTTTGAAACTATTTGAATTATTCCACCGCCACCACCTGTAGGCACTCCTGTTGTTGGTACTATGCTGTTGACTTTTAACTGACTCATAATTTAAACGACTGTCCAGGTTTCACCAGCACCAACTGTAACTGTTACCCCTGATTGTATAGTAATTGGACCAAAGCTGCCAGCATTTTGTCCATTAGTAATAGTATAACTCTGAGTTACTGTTTGGTCATTTTCCCAAAAGATATTGTCACCTCCAGCACCTTGAGCACCAGCACCAGCAGCAGCCCAACTTAACGTTCCAGATGCGTCAGATACAAGAGCATAGCCAGAAACAGCAGCATCAGCAGCAGGTAATGTCCAGGTAAGACTTGAAGAAACCGTAGCTGGTGCTTGAAATCCTACATAATGACTACTATCAGCATCAGCAAACCTTAGATCATTTTGTGCCTGAAGCGTTAATCCATTACCATCAAATATCATCTGCTCTGTACCACTAGACGAAAATCCCATTACATTTGCAGATTTTCTAAATAAACCTAAGTCTGTATCTGTATCAAAACTTATAGCAGGAGCAGATGCAGTACCAGCGTTATCCGCTAAAAAAGCACCTGTCATAGTACCGCCAGCTTTTGATAGTAGCCCTAAATTTGCTTGATCTATATTTCCTATCTCTGTAAAAGCACCATTGCTTGAATTTCTTATCTTTAAAATATTTGTAGTGGTATTAAGAAAAGGCATACCAGCTACACATTGACTTGTAGCTAAGTCAGTAGATTTTGAATTACTTGATTGGATAGCAGCAAAAACATTATTAAGGTCAGTTCTTACATTTGCTCCAGAAGCATTTTCAATAGTGTAGTTTGTTACGTCAGCCACAATTAAATACTATTTTTCTCCATGTTAACCTCCTTTACCAAAACCAACAGCACTATAGGTAAAGTTCCTATCAATACTAGCATTACTTGAGTTTTTAAAGTGAACTGTAAAGCCAGTTCCAGATATATTACTAAGTTCAAAATAATCTCCTGATGCCATATTCTGTGCAGAAATATTAACAGATGGCAAAAAGCTATTAAGGTTTCCTAATGCAGATGTTCCAACAAAAAATGGTGCTGTGAATGTGACAGCTTTTGCTCCTGCTCCAGACGCTATTACAGAGGATTGTTCAGTTCTTGATTGCATTGTTGCTGTATATCCTGCTTGTTGTAGATTCATATTTTGTGCAGTATCACTTGTTTCTAATGTGATTCTAAATTGAAATCCTCTAGCTCTAAAAGTACCATTAGCAAAATCATTGAAATCTGTATAAGTAGGTGATCCACTTGGATCATCTGTTGTGGTTCGTACAGCTATTTTTGCATTAGCTTCATTAGCAACTGATCCATCAAAATCTGTCCAAGTATCTATATTGTCTGTTCTGTTATCAAATTCATCTCCAACATAAAAGCCTTCTCCTTGAAAATGTCTTTTTAAAGTAAGAGAGAATGTGTTACCAAGATCTAAAGTATCTACAAAGTCATAAGTACCACTAGTATTTGTTGTTGGATCTGTAAGTTTTAATCCACCAAGAGATGAATCATACACAACATTTGATTTGGCTCCGTTGTAAGGAGTTCCATCTGTATCTTCTCTATCAGTTTCTACAACGACAGAATCTAAAAGGTTGACAAGTGAAAGAGTTGTTTTTGCTTCAACAGCACTAAATCTACCACCATCATCTTGAAATTTTAAAAGGTAAGTTCCTGAAAGAGCAGGAGCTATAACTTCTGTAGCATTACCAGCTACAGCTTCAATTATATCTTGGGAAGATTGAAAAGTAGCGTTCGTTCCAGTTTGATTAGAATGTCTAACATATACTCGACCACCATGTAAAACATCAAGAGCAGTGGCTTGTCGAAAACGTAATCTTACAAACTGTTCATTTACAGGCTCAATAGTTAAATTCTGCACATTACCAGGAATAGCAGTTTTACCTTTAGCTGTAAACGTAGTTTCAGTTGGATTTGCAGATATTTCTCCTAATGCGTTATAAGAAAATACTTGAATCGTATAAGTTGCTTTTACAGTATCTAAAAGTTCAAAATCACTACTAAATACAACTTGAGAAACGTAATTACCATTCGATATTTTGTAATTAACAAGATATTGAGTAACACCGACTACTGGTTGCCAATCAACAATAAGTTTACTTCTAGCAATGTTATTTATAACAACTGTTTGTTCTGAAACTGTTAAGTTACTAGGAGGACTAGCTGGTTGATTTAATATTGATATTGTTCGTGTAGGTAAAGTAGTTCCATTTTCAATAAATGCGTATTTTCCTTCCACATAAGATAAGGCTGTAATTACATAATTAACTTCATCTTGTTCCTCTACTTGAACAACTCTAAATAATTGAGTTTGTAAGGTTGTACTAGATATTAAGTAAGGTGCATTTGTACTGGGTGCAGAAGAAAAAGCAGAATTTACTGTTAATACTGCTCCTGTAATATCAGTTATAGTCTTGGATTCAACTGTTCCATCAGATAAAATAACACTAATTGTTGGATTATCGTTTAAAGCTGGTAATCCTGTTTGCTCTAAAGCATCAATCGTAACAGTAGTAGTAGTTGCAGACACCACACGACCACCTCTTCTGGCTCCTGCCCTTACTGGATCGTTTATTTCAATAACAGAACCAGGTCTAACAACGACTCCAGCATCTATTGAAGTTGTAAAACTTACAGTTTCAGATTCATTTTGTTCGGCAAAAAGAATTGCTCGACCTAATCTTGCTGCTTGGTTACGAGATGTGCAAGCAAATGCTTTTACTTTTTTTACTATTGCTCCGAATTTACTTATTGCAGTAGCATCTTCAACAACTTCAAAATCAACCTCTTTTGAATCCATGTTGAAGTAACTTACAGAAATTACACTATTTCTGGTTTTTAAACTGCTTCCTGAATAGGAAAAACCTCCTTCTCCTACATTTGCTAAATTAAATAGATAGCTTGCTGATGTTTCTTTATCCTGTGCCAAAGTTATGCCTCCAGCAGACCAGATAGGCATACATCTCATAACACCAGCTAAATCATTTATCGCTGCAAAGGCTTCTTTAGGACTTTGAATATTTACATTGCAACTAAACCTAGCTTCTTTTGCACCTGATCCCGTTCCATCATCTACCTCTTCATTTGCATATTTACTAGCAGCAACAAAACTAAATAAATCTATGTTGCTATCAACTATATGATTACCTAACCCATACCTAGTGTTTGTAAGAAGATCGAGTAAGCACATCGCAGGGCAATTTGTGTAAACAGCAGCACCCATTACTCCATTAAAAACGTAGCCACTTGGATAAACAATTCTTCCAGTTTGAATATCAACTGTTGGAGTGCCAGTTCCAGAAGCTCCTGCTCCTGGTATTCTTACTTTTATTCCTCTAATTCGATACTTTCTCGAAGGAATACGATCAAACTGCTTACTGTCAAAACGAAGAGCAGTATAAGCACTATTAGCATAAGTTGAAGAATTATCTAAAACTTCCTGAAAACTTGTAAATTGAAAAGCATTAACTCTATTCGATTCTGTACTGTCTGCGGTTACACGAACCACTCTTATATCTACAGTTGTAAAACCACTTGTTAGCTCTATTCTGTGATCTCGAGCGTAAGCATCAGCAGTTCTACCAGAAACTTGGGCTGTTCCTGCTGTGCCTCCGACTTTATCTACAAAACCACCACTATCATGTTGAATTTGAATTTTATATTCAACCGTATCTCCTCTTAAATCTCCATCATCTTCAGCTACTTGAATTTGAGGCCAAGTCAAAGTAACAATTACAGCGTTAGTGTCAGTATTTGTAATCTGTCTAGTAACTGGAGAAGAAGTGGTTACAACAACTCCAACACCTGTAGGTGATCTAGTGTCAGCAGCAATGCCACTCATCGCTGTCTGATTTGACGTTCCAAAACGTGACTTAAATCCTACATCCCTAAAATTAAAGTCAGTATTAGCAGGACTACTGTTTGAAGCAGTTGAATTTAATATCGGAGTATCATTAAGAAAAATATCTTTTAAACTTGCGTTGTCATAAGCAGTTGTGCCTTTTGTAAGCCCTGCTTTTGATGCACTAGCAAAACCTTCTATCTCTCCTTCAGATATTAAATCTTGAACCGTAGCAAAACTTCTACTATGTAAAGTATCAGGAGCACGATACGGAGGGGGAGGGGGTTTAGGTCCACCACCACCAGCACCTTGAATGATTTTAAACTCGTCTGTCATGCTTCTACCTGATTAGTGTCAACTGCTGCACTTATTACAACACTTCCTGTAAATATTTCACCATACACTATTGGAACGGAAGTACCTGCTCTTGATGTATTTTGAACTCCACTAAAACTAAAAGATACTTGGGGATCAGATTCCGAACTAAATTCTTGTGGTTTTGGTAAAGGAAATAACATATCAGATACTCCTGATAAAGCTAATGCGATTCCGATATTTCCAACTGTTGCTTGAAACGCACTAAACCCTGTTGCAGCTTGAAATCCTAATCCAGTAAATTGAGCACCAGGCATGGCAATAGCTAAACCTATCAAAGCTGCTCCCAATAATACTTTTCCTAGACCTCTTCCTGCTCCTTTAATTACAGGTATAAAGTGTATATCTTCTTTTCCTACTGGATAATGTATTTCTTCTTTTTCAATATCATAATTACCCACTTTAACTTGGTAATAATTAGGACTCATGTAACTTTGAATTTCTGGAAAATTATGCACTAAAAAACTTACTGCTTTACCTACTGTATCTGCCTTAACTTCAAATTCTTTATGGCCTACAAATTTAGCTAGTTCGCCATACAATTTTATTTTACGAAGCATAACGTAACCTCTTTCCTGTGCATTTTAGCAACCACTCAGAATATGGCTCTCTACAAGATAGTCTATCGGTTAAATGATGAATTACATCTCCCTCAAAAAATAATGCTACATGATTTAATCCTGGATTTAAAATACTCATAAATAATAAATCTCCATCCTCTAAAGGTTCTTCTGGTCTTAATTCTCTAAAACCTGTTCTCCATGCACATCTTTCAAACATTGGATCTTTTAAAAATTCCTCTGGTGTAGTAGGTCTTTGCCAATCTCTTAACTCTATATTTTTATTTTCTTTATACCAATCTCTTACTAAACTCCAACAATCTGTTATACCCCATACCCATTGACGGCCCAATAATGGTGGTTTATATCCACAAGGCTCTAAATAAGCCCATTGTTCTGTTTTGGGATTAACAATATACCACGGTAAATTACTATCTTCACAGCTAATCTTATCTGCCTGACTAGGAGTAGGTGGTGTTACTGGATGACTATGAACTACCCCTACAATTTCCCCTGCATTATCAGCTTTTACATAATCTTCTGGGTCGATAATAAAACATTGATGATCTGTCATCGAAAGATTACGACAAGGATAGTATCTTTCTTTTCCTTTGATATTAAGTAATAGTCCACAACACTCTTTAGGATCTTCACGTTGGGCATGAAGTAGTGCTTTGTATTTCCAAGTCATCCTACAAACGTACCAATAGCAGGGAAAATTGAGCGAGTAGCTTGACGGCCTGGAATGCGAACTCCAGCAAGATCTGTAGGAGCAGCAAGCTCAAATTCAACAATCTCTCTGTTTTCTGCTGCTTTGCGATCTATAGAATAGATTTCTTGAGGAAACTCTGCTGTATTATCTGCTGTAGCATTTGTCCCGTCAGCAAAGTTAACAGCATCAATAAATTTAGCTAGTGTTCTTATCCTTGTAACTGTGGCTCCTGTTAAATCATTGCCAGTTGTTTCTTCATTAACAGATAAAAGTATTGATGAAATCAATCCTGTTCCATTACTAATCATTAGTTTTGGTCTAGGTAGCTGTCCTTTTTGAAAAGCAAAACCTGATGCTTGTACAGGAAATCTAAGATATTCATTGCCAGCCCATACTATTTTTCCGTTTGCATTTAAATTACTACCAGCGTGAAATCTATAAATTGTATTTGCACCATGCAATGCTGTAGATAACTGGAGCGTAAATAACTCAATAATTGCTGATGGGTTAATGTCTTGAAGACTGCTAAATATCTTAGAATTAACTGTCATTATGATGCTGGTTCAAATACTTGTCTAAAAGTCGCTTGAATTTTAGCTCTGTTATTGAAAGGTATTGATTTATTCCAACTTTCGCAAACAAATTTAAAGTTTGAAGCAGTTTCTTCAGGTAAAAAACCTTCAGCAAAATCAAAACTAGCACTATCGTTTGCACGAGCATCAAGAAAAGTTTCTATCTCATCTGCTTGAGTTTCAGATACTTCATAAGTAAAAGTAAATTCTTTTGGATTTTGATGTTGAGCTAATCCAAATAAAAGTCTATGTTCGTATCCATCAGCAAAACGAATAGTTCTGGTTTTAGGTTGAGATTTTTTACGCTGCCCATAAATAGGTTTTATTGAAGGGAAAGTAGCCATTATGCAAGTATTCCTCCAGGTCTTTTTTGTTGTATTATTTCAGATTGTACCGCAGCCGAGATAAGTCGACCAAGTTCTCTTCCTCTATCTTCATCACCTTCAACTGATGAACCAGAAGCATCTACATTTACTACTATATTTGTTGAACCACCCATACCACCTAATTGATGGTTTGGAATAACTGTGCCTGTATTTTTTGGAGTAAATATTTCAGGACCACGTTCTCCAACAAGATATGATTGACCTGACCTAGCAGTTCCACCATTAGCCAAACCAAAGTTAGGTCCTGCAACACCTAAACCTGTTACTGGATCATAATATCCCCCTCCTCCCATAGTTGGACCTCCACCACCAAAACCACCTAAGAAGCCACCAAACATTCCTAATATACTTTGCTGAAACTGGTTCGCTGCCATTCGTGCTGCTGATTTTATAAAGTGATCTACTATTGCATTAAACATATTTCTAAACGCATCATTAATAGACATTGTTCCTCTAATAATTCCTTCAAATGAACGTTCAAATGATTGACCCATTGTTTGAGATAAGGTAATAACTTGATAAACTGGATTTTGTAACTTCAACATTTCATCTTGCAAATCTTTAATTTTATCTGTAATTGCAGAAATAGCTAAAACTCCTGATTGTCCAAATTGATTATTAGCTTCATTAACAAGACCTAACATTTCTCTTACTTGATCTAATGCTTCTTTAAAGTCTTTCATTCTTTTATTTCTGCCTTCTTCAAATTCTTTTTGTAATTTATTTGCCCTTCCTTCTCCATATCTTGTTGGATCGCCACCTCCTCTAAACAATAATTCTTCACCAAAATCTCTGAATCTATCTAAAAATGTTATTTGTTTTGCTTGAGCTACAGCAACATCATTTTCTGCTTTTGCTCTAGCTTCTGCCAATGCTAATTCAATAGTTGCACTATCAGTTATTAAATTTTGATTTAATAATTGTGTAGCAACTTCATTACCTATTTTCGTTCTAGCTTCAAAAATCTGATTAGCTAATTCAGCCTGTCTATTCGCAGTAGCTATACTATCAAAAGCTCCAGCATCAGCACCAAAAATTTCCGTTAAAGATTTAGCAATACTTCCAGAACCAAATTGTGCAAAAGCTCCTAATACACCAAAAGCCTCTTCTTTTGTAATTCTTAGACGTTTAGCAACTTTATCAATATCTTCTGCTGTAAGTTGAGCACTACCGCTTACATCTGAAAAACGAACGTTTAAAGCAGCTAATGATTGATTAAATTTATCGTTTTTATCAATAGCTGTGCCTAAAGCAGTACCAACAATAGATAAAGCAAAACCAAACTGTCCACCTATAGCTCCACCAGCAAGTCCACCAAGTCCACCACCAACTGCTGCTGCTCCTGTTTGCCCAAATAATAAAGGGAAAGCTCCACCAATAGCTGCACTAGATATAGTTTGACCAAATCTTTTGCCTCTTTCTTTTCTAGCTGTTGCGTCTTTAGCTTTTGCTAATTCTCTTTCTACTACTAATTCTGCTTTTGCAAGCGAAATTCCTTTTTTTTGTGCAACTCTTTGTACTGCTAACGCTCTTTCTCTTTTTTTTAATTGCTTATTGTACTTTTCTTCAACTTTTACTACATTTTCTACTGCCTTATTAAATTGATCCGTACCAATAGCAGCTTTATTAAGTTGTGATCTAGCATTGCTTACCTCTTTTGATAAATTATTAAAACTCTGAACAAAACTACCTTCCTTCTTCTTCCTACCCATTTTCTTATCAACTACTCTATTAAACTTATTAATTTCTTTTGATAAAAGATTAGTCTCTGTTCTTAATTTCTTTATTTTTTCAGCACCTTTTAGGGCTACTTGTAAATTGACTTCATAATTAGCCACTTCTTAAAAATTAAAACATTTATCTCATTCTACCTCTTTTCCCTTTCAAAGCACTACCTCTTTGTGCTTCTTGTTGTGCTTTCTCAAAATCTTCGTGTTCAATTTCTGCATAAGCAGCCCAACCTATCAGTTCTTCTACAGTTAAAGTTTCTGACAGTTCAGCAACAGTTTTTCCTAATTCCTTCGCTAATGAAAAAATGAACTTCCAATCGTTATTAGCTTTTCAAGTCGGCTTTAGCCTCTGATACCTCCTTAGTTTGACCAGCTTCTATCATTGCTAATTGTATTTCTTGCAAAATATTTGCTTCAACTTCTCTTCTCAGAGATGCTTTATCACCATCCTGAAAAAGTTTGTTACCATTTTTATCTAATGCCTTTTCAATCATTAACATTAAAGCAAAATCATTAGTGTCATTAGTATTTGATTTTTTTGTTATTGATTCTCTTTCAGCAATAGTAAGAGGATGCCAGTAAACACTTAAAATTAGTGTTCCATCTTTTACTACGTCATGTTGATATAGCTGGCTCACACCAAAACTATTCTTCAGAAGTTCAACTGCTCTAGTCATAAATAATACAATGCTATTCTATTATACTAGGCATTGGCTGAAAATTGGCAAGATATTACGCCAACAAAATGACTTCTTTCTTCAATATCTAATAAACTTGGTCCTACCATATCTTGCACTCTAGGTTTTACTGAAAAAGTATCAGTATAATCAGAAGCATTTACGGAAGTTAATCCATCTATAACTTTTTCTGCGATCTCTATTAATACTTTTGTCCCAACATTTTTAGGAACATGAATATTACATTGAATAACTCCAGAATAATAATCTAAAGCTGCACCATGAGGTTGAATAGTTGATTGTGAATAATTTACATTCATTACTACATATTTTTGCTCTTGCCCAGGAGTATTAAAATTTAGGTTGTCATAAACCATTGATATTTCTGGATCGCCATCTAAAACGGCATCAGTAACCGCTTTTTCAAATGCAGCACGAGTATTTTTTAAACTCATAAATTAAGCTCCGTAGATGATGCTGATTTACCGATGCTACCAAAACCAGGACTTTGCCTTGCTTGTAAGAATATTCTACCTTTTGTTTTCTTTTCTTTCATAGTGTCTTTAATAATTTTACCTAAACGACCTTGTATGAAATTTTGAACTTTACCACCTTCTAGAGCAAAAGCAGCGTGTGTTGCTCTGTTTCCAATAAAAACAGGTCTATTAATATTGAACGTTCTAGTAACTGGATACCTTATTCGTATAGTTGGATTGCTTGGTCTTGTGCTAACCCATTTACCATTAATTGACTTAGTACTATTCTTTTTAATATTAGACCAGGGTTTAAAGTTTCTAATATCATCTTTAGGTCTAACACCAGTTGTCTGTACCTTCCAGCTTGAAGCAAAAAATCCTGTGTACACAGGGCTATGAGTTTTAGTTGACAAACTTTTATGAGCTTTTCTTATAACAGTATTAAAATCAGCATTAATTTGAGCTTGAAGATCAGCAGCAGGATCACTATTTACTATATCTTTCTTTCTAGCCATTAGAATCGCACCATAACAATGTAAAGATAGACTTGATTACCTTTCTTGGTGTTTATGTCATAAATCTGTGCCGTTCTTAGCTGCCCATCATAAGTAAGTTTTATTTTATCTTGGAACGTAACTTGATTGTCGCCAATCAAATCTGGAGTTATGTAAAGTTTTGCTCTTCTAATTTCTTGCCCTTCTTCTTCCTCAGATTGAATAAATTCAAGTGGAACTTTAATATCTGAGTAAGTTGTATTTATGCTCACAAGTTCACCATTATCTACATCATATTCTTGAACTCCTTTTTTAATAAAAGTAATTGTGTGATTGAAAGAATCACCTAAAGTTGCAACAACACTTTTAGCAACATTTTTAAATACTGAATCAAGTTGACCTGCCATTATCCTCTAACTACTCTCATTTGAAAAGTACCTGCTCCACCAAGCATATAAGCTCCAAGATAACTTTGTAACCACGGGTAAACATCCATAATATTATTTACAGATCCAGTTCCTTGACTAGCTGTATTGTATTTAACTCGAAGTTCACCTAAAGCAACTTCTTCAAAATTACCATCTTTACCAGTAGTTCCTGTAATAGCATCGGTATCATTTGCTAATGCCCTAGCCAATTCATACTGTGCATACTTAATATTCAAAGGAATAGTAGAGCAACTTAACTCAACTCTATCTACTTGATAATTTGTTCTAGGAAATTTTAATGCCTGATTTTCGTCACATCTATCTCCTTGAAATACAAAAGTATCAATCCATCTTGTAGCAGCTATTAATGATCTATTTTTCTGATCGTCTGTTTTATCTGTCCAAGTGCTTGAATCAGGCACAGTTTCAAAATAACTATTAGCCTCTGTCAATGTGACATAACTATTAGCAGTTTCACTTTTTATAGTTGCATTTATGGTAGCTGCCACGATTGATAAAGTAATTTAGTTTTATTGTAGCGTAAAGAAAAAACCCCACCAATATTCGGTGAGGTTTGATGACCACATTTTAATCTTAATATAAATTAAGATTTTAGGGCATTAGATAATGGTGTGTTTACAAAGATTTCAACCATAGGAATTTGGTCGATGTCATAAGTTACACCCCAGTTAGAACCAGTTCTAAGTGCTGAGTTAGCAGGGTTATCAGCAGCGTTTGTCCACTTAGTACCCATAACGTGATAAGCACTATGGTAGTCAACAGACATAACATCTTGCTTAGATAAGATGTTTCTTTCTGCTTCAATACTTAGCTCAGATTGCTGACCTTCAAGAATTGTTCCTGACTTCATTAAGTAGCAACGGAACTCTTGACGATTACCAGTAGTTGTTGGATCGTTAATGTTTACCTGAGAGTCGATTACAACTGTGCAACCAGCAAACTGACCGATTGATCTGTCAGTTACACCAACTCCACCACCACCCCAAGTAATGCCTGTACCAGTTGATAAAGCAGAAGTTGAGAATGTTAATAGACCTACTTGGTATAAGTAGTAAGCAACCGCAGGGTGAACTATAAGAAGATCAAGTTCTTCTCCTCTTTCTCCTAAAAGAGAACGAGCTTCTGCAACAGTAGCAGCAGTAAGATAGTTTGCTTCAGCAGTAGAGCCAGAACCACCTAATTGCTTCTCAAGGCGATGACCATTAAGAGCAGTATGGAATAAACCAGTAAGAGTTTCAAATAAACGAACAGAGTTTAATTTGTTGATAGCATCTGCAAGCTGATTTCTGATGTGACCCATTGGATCTTCACCAGCAGCTAATACAGCTACATCATCAACAGCATAAGCAAAACCTCTATGACAGATAGTTGCAATCTGCGTATCTGTACCGATTTTTTGAGGTGTTAGATAACCAGCACCACTTGTTCCCCAAGTACCTGTACCATCTAAAATTTCTTCAGTTGGTGCGATGGGGTTAAATTCTGGAACCTGTATTCTTGTTCCTCCTGCTGTTGCATCAAGCAAAGCATTACGAACTACAGCACCAGACTGTATAAATAGGCTACGCTCTTTAATAGCTTGAGAAACGTAAGCACTAAAATTATTTCTCTTAACGATGTCCGCTAATAGGACACCGCCAGTATAATTCTGAAACGGAGCAGCCATTCAGATTTACCTTAATAAGTTTTGCGATACCCTAATCACAGATAAGGGCATTAGTTTCACGGAAACTAACTATTTTTATTGAGCCTCTCTCTTCAGCACGGCTGCGAGGTCGGGGTTCTCATTCTCCATTATAAGCTGTTGCGTCAAATTGCCAGTCTTCCAAGGATTATCTGTTCCACCTGACACATTTGATACAGGACTAGGCTTTGCACCCATACCAGCAGCACTGCTTGGTTTAAAGTGATGTTCCCATCCACTACCAGGGTTTTTCAAAGTAGAAAGATAAACATTTAAATCCTGTTCAACACCACCATTAAGAACAACTACTTTGCCTTCAGCATTTCGTTGTAGTTTATTTTGCAATAATGATAATGTTTGCTCTGCATTTATAGCACCTTGATTACTGATAGCTGCAAGTGCTGTAGTTTTTGTTGATGCCATTTCGTTAGAAGTTTTCATATCTTCTAACTGTTGAGATAAAGTATTTATCTGTTGGTCTTTATCTTGAGCAGTTTTATTAGCTTCTTCCCAAAGAGTTTTCCATTGACCTTGATCTTCTAACTCTTGTTTTCGTTGCTCTTCTTTTTTCTTATAAACTTCATCAAGTTTATTTTTTGCACCTTTAAACTTTTCTTCGCCTTCAGCGATTTGTTTTTTTAGTGCTGCAATCTGTTCTTCATATTGTGTTTTAACAGCAGTAAGATCAGGTGCTTGTGGTTGTGTTGGTTGTGAAGGAGTTTCAGTCACGGACTGATCAGAAGGAGTCACAGACTCAGACTGAACTACTTTTTCTTCGATTGCCATGAATTATTCAGATAAGATGTTAGTGGATTTTTTTTTAGAAGACTTTTTCTTAGCTTCTGATGTTGATGTTTCTGTTGAAGTGGATTTAACAGCAGGGATTTCTGCTAGTTCCCACTTATAAGTTCCGTCAGCTTGCTGAACGTAATCTATGTGTTTGCCCATAATAAAATATGTACTTGCTCTTTAGTTTACCAAACTATTCAGATTTGGCTTCGTTAGCTGAAGGTAGTACTTCTCCTTGCACCAAAATGTCTCTAAATTCTTCTCTATCTATTACCTGTTGATCAAACAGAGATGTTAATGCTGTAATATCCTGTCCAATCAATCTTTCAATATCAAAATCTCTACTGATTTTAACTTCGGGTGGTTCAATTCCTACATATTGAGCAGATAAATTAAATGCCTTTTGTAACTTCTGTTCTAATTCCATAGAGACCATTGCAAGCATAGAATTAGTATCTACACGATCTAGTCTTCTTGCATCAGCAGATTCAGCTACAAACTTTTGTTGACTCAAAGTACTAATACCAAGAG